TTCCGTTTCAAGGCGGCAGCCAGTTTCTTAGCGTCGAACTCTACGCCGAACTTCGAGAGCAACCCCTTGAGTTCGGCGCGGAACCCCTCTGCGTCATCTGGGTACTTCGACCTGAGTACCCTCACCTGCTCCAGCACAATTTCGCGTTCATTGTCCGGCAATTGCTCTAGCGAGCGAGTGCCCTCTGCGTCCGAGGGGGTGCGCGGGGGCCAGCGCGACCCGCCGCCGGGGGGGCCCCCGGTCAAGAGATGTTCAGCGGCTGAAGGGTCCATTTTCCCCTTACTTACAAGCACATCCGCGAGGGCTGCAGCGGTTGCCTCGTCGCCCTCTGCAACCAACTGCGCCACAGCCGCGCCAGCGTCCTGCCTCCTCCTCTCCTCCAGTTGTTCCTGCTGGGCACGACTCAATTCCTCCACCCGCGCGAACTCCTCAACGAAAGCACTCGGGTCCTTTGACTCCAAAAACGACAGCTTGAACTTCGTCCTTCGCGTTTGGTCCCAGCCATCTGTCGTCTGCGAGATCCACTTCATAAACCCATAGGCCCCTTCGTTCCCTGGGTCTGTTCCACCAGGTACAAACGTTCCGGCACTCGAGCCCCAGCTTGTGGCAAACTCGGAGTTCATAAGGGCAGCATCCAGGGCACCCTCTCTCTTATCGAGCTGCAACTGGGCCCTCCGCTGGACCTCCTCGCCCTGCACCTGCTGGACAGCCGCAATTATGACTGCGGGATCTCCTCCCTGTTGGTATTGCGTTGCGAAAAAGCCTGCCCTTTCTTCGGTGAGATACGCCTGGTTGACCATAGAGGTAAGTAGGTCTTGGAGGGGGCGGGCACCAGCTTGGCGTTTGCGCTCCCCACGAATGATGGCCAGTCTCTTATCAAACCCATCCAGGGCTTCTGGGGCATGGCGGGCAAGGTCCTTCCGTACCCCCATCAGCGCCTCAAGACCCCCTCCTCCCTGGGGAAATTGACCCCCTCCTCCCCGGGGAAAAGGCCCCAATTGGAAAGAGCGTCCCGCCTCGGGGGGGGCGATGGCCTGGTGGGCCTGAATCGTACCGCCCGCGATCTGTCCCGTTCCGGGTGCGCTGTTACGGGCCTCTGCGCCGGGGGCCTCGGGGGGGCCATAGAGGCCGTTACGGGCCTCTGCGTTCAATGCGTCGTTCATGAAAAGGCCCGTTCCAGGTGCGCCGTTACGGGCCTCTGCGCCGGGGGCCTCGGGGGGGCCATAGAGGCCCGCCGACTGCGGCCCGCCGGCTGCGGCCCGCTCAAAGGCGTCCAGGAACTCGTATGCGCTGCCAATCGCCTGAGCTCCAGCCTCCTGGGCAGCATACGCCTGCTCGTACTTTTCCCTTTCCTCCCTGCGGTCGGCGCTCCAGCGACTTAGGCTTCCGCCTAGAGAACTCAGAGCTGCCCCCCAGGGGACAGCGGAGGGATTCCTTTGGAGCCTTGCCATTAGAAAAGCCCCGCGAACTTCGCTGCGAGGGCATAAGTCTCTTCATCATCGACGTTCTTCATTGCCGAGTCGATGTGCTTTTCCATCAGGTCAATCTCTCCCCATGCGTCACGGGCTGGAGCGCCAGGATCAGAGCGATTCAGACCCTTGAGCCACCCAGCCCACTTGGGTCCGTCCTGGTCGGACTCGCTCTTGCCTTCCATTTTTGCCTTCTTCTTCTCGGCCTGTGCCATCTTCGCCCCCTTGTCAAGTCCACCGTAGGCGCTCATAAGCGCGGCAAGCCACCAGGCTGCCGATGCGGATACAGCTCCTCCAGCTCCCTCGCCCGCAGTGACGCCCACCCCGACCGCATCCGTCGCTGCGACAGCGCCCGTTGCTGCAGCCTCCGTCGCAGCTACCTGGGTAGCCGCAACCTCCGCACCTGTCGCCGCAGCCTGGGGGGCTACCTGGGTGGCAGCCGCCTCCGCTGACTTGGAGATCAAATTTGTGGCCCTGAGGCTAGATCCAAGTAGTTGCTCCGTGCGGCTCGCGTCTTCCCCCTTCAGCCCGATGGCCTTCGCTACCGGGGTGGTCCTTGTCGGGGGCCGGCGCGGACCCTTCGGGGCTGTGTCCTCCGCACGGCGACGACGGGCATAGTCCGAGAGGAATGACCGCCGACGCGGGGCCCCTCGGCCAGCGCCATAGAGACCGCCATAGAGACCTTTATGGCCCCTACCCGGACCAGGGGCCAGTCTTCGCGCTTGAGACCAGGGGCCAGCACCCCCAGAAAGCTGGGGAGCGAGCTCCTCCTCTTCTGGGGCCGCAAAAGCCGTGTTGGTAGCGTGCGATACGTTTGCAAGATCGAGCCAGCTCATGTTGTGCCTATCTAGTTATGCCTACCAAATCTGGTCGAAAAAGCCGCTACCAACACCCTGCTCATACCAGGGCAAACCCTGTGCATAGACCGATTTAGACCATGCGCCCGTAGTGAGGTGCTCCATGTTGTAGTAGGCGGGGTGATACATTCCCGCCGCAGATGGGCCGCCCGATTCGAGCATCAAGGCTTTCTGATTTGCCGTGCTTATTCCCCAGGAGTTACCTGTGGCCAGGATCGTATTGAGCTTGTCCTTCATAAGGTTGTAGCTGGCCCCGGATGCCTTGGCGTGAGCCTCGCCCAACTGCTGCTGGCCCTGGGCGGCGGTAATCAGGCCGGTCATCGTTGCCGATGTTCCAGAGCCAATTATGCCCGCCTTAGCACCAGCCGACCCTGCCATGATGTTGGCGATGTTCTGCGAGACATTGGACTGAACCTGCGCCTGCGCGCCAGCCTGGCCTGAGCTGCCATAGAACCCACTCGCTGCCCCTTGCTGCCCCACCTGGCCGAGCTGTGTTTGTTGATTTTTGAGGGCCTGCTGGATTGCACCCTGTTCAGCTCCAGCCACCTGGCCGAGCTGCGCCTTCATTGACTGCTTCGCCATTCCAGGCAAAGCGCCCGTCATGCTCGCCGCGTTCCCATAACCCTGGAGGAGCGCCTGGTTGCCCTTCTGTAGTTCACCCTCGAATCCCCCAATGGTTCCAAGGCCAAGCATCTGCGTCCATTGGGCCGCCTGGGGGGACATCTTGTTGGCGCTTGCCCCCTGAGCGCCTCCGTACTGCGCCCCCATGTAGGCACCAGCCCCCTGCGCCAATGCCCCAGCAATCTGGCCCCAGTCCCAATCGGATCCCCACCCACCACCGTCAGTCGGTGCTTCGGGCGGGCCATATTCGTCTGCCATGATTATCGCTCCATCAAACCTCTATCTATGAGGTGGTTCACCAGTTGCTCGTTGAAGTCAGGGGCGGTGGGGTCAAGTCGCGGCAACTTGTGTATCCCCAGGCGGCCCCTGCCGTCTTCCTCTAGTCCTGCGCCCAGGCGTGACCCTGTTGCCGTCGCATCCTGCTGGCGCTGCCTCCGAAGGCGCGTGGCCTGAGTGGCAGGGTCGCCTGAAATGCGGCCAGGTAGAGCTCCGGGGCGACGGGTCATCGCACTCGACTCCTTCCCGCAGGGGCGAGCCCCAGGGTGAAGTCCTCGAGGGACCATCGCTCGTTCGTCCGGTTGTTTCTCAGCCGAGCCCACACCGCAGCGCCACGGGTGCGGGCGGGCATATACTTGGACCGCCCAGCTTCTACGCGACCCTTGCCCCACCACGTTCCGGGGTCATCGGCTACATCGCTGGACAGGAGTTCGTAGTCCAGGCCCCCCTGTTCGGAGGCCAGCACAATTTGTGGGCGCATCACGCGGAAAGAGAGGTCATGGCCAGTCGGAACAAGCGGCCCAATCAGCACCCGCGAGTCGATACGCTCGCCCTGGTCTCCAACTGCTGCCTCATCCACATAGACCACATGGCCGCCCTCGGTCCCAAAGAGAACCTTCCTGTCATCGGGGTCGTCCCCGTCAAAGACGGTGGCGGCGCTCGGCTGAATGCCCGTCGAGGCCCAGTCGTCCTCCCACCAGGCATTGGTCTTGGATTCCCAGAACCAACTCCGGTGCGCCACACCACCAATCGTAATGGGAACGGGCAAAACCCATAGACCCTCTCGCCGGTAGTCCCATACCAGCCGCACCCGGTACTCCAGCAGATTCAAGTTCTGTAGTCGCCGCTCAATCGCGTCAACGCTGACGCGCTCGTATCCACCCTGGGGGTGCATGACATAGATGCCGCCCCTGGACGAAAAGAAGAACAGGCGTCCAAGCGGATCTTTTGTCCAGCTCTGCCCGTATGCGATGCCCACCTGATCGGTAATCACATCGACATCGCCGCCCGCTGCAGGGTCGCCTGTCATCCTGTGGATGGAGTGATCGCCACCGATATAGGCAATGTCATCCGTCATCGGAATGAAGGCATTCACAATGTCTGGAGCACGGCCCACGCCGGCAGCTCGTCCCTTCCATGCCTGAGTGACGCTCAGGGCAGCGGGGTAGGCATCCCAGGCGTAGGGATCACCGAGCGCGGAGGCATAAAGTTCATATGGGTCGTCTGCTGCGCGACTAATAATAATCCGACCGCGCCAGGCAGTAAGGATGCGACCACGGGCGGGCAACTCACCGCCATCCTTGGGTGTCCAGTCCTCCACCGTAGATAGCTTGGGGTCGAAGACCTTGTAAGCGTTCCCATCCGTAATGAAAACCTGGCCAAAGAGCTGCACGGCCCAGACGTAGGGAGAGTGAGCAGAGAGAGCATTCTCGCCGCCACTCGGCGTAGACGCCACACCGTCCTGAACCGCATGGATGTCGCCCTGGCCGATCACTACGAGACTGTGCCTCCGCAGGGTTTGCCCGGTTGCCACATCCTGCTCGCTCGAGACTAGCCGCAACTTGTAAAGGAGTGACGACTCGCTACCCGCATCGGTACACGCAACATAGGCGAACTCGGGGCCGGTAATGCTTGAGTCCCCATAGGCGGGAAGGAGCGGCGGGAAGGCTATGGACTGCGACCGCTGGCCGGCCTCAGGTAGCGTGTGCGTCCAAAGCGTAGTCCCGTCCGAGTTCTTGAGCTTCAGGAACTGGTTGAACGTGGTTGCGGTTCGATATGGCCAATAGAGGTCGCCCGCCGAGTCCACCCTCAAACGCGGGCGGTTTGCTGCCGTCCCCTGCTCCGTGGCCGATGTGCCAACCTTCTCCCACGCGCCCCTTGAGTGCGCCTCCGAGTAGTTCTTGCCCAGGTCGATGACCTTGCGGGCGATCCAGGCCCCCTCATCTATCGGGCCCACGTTCAGCGTGTTGTCTTCGTGATCCACGACAACGCCATACCCAAGGCCCGACCCATCCAGCGCCCAGATTGCCTCGCCGCTCGACCCCGCGAACTTGGCCACAATGCCAGCCTTGGAGTCTAGGGTTCCCGAAACTCCATCCCCGAAACCCGCAACCCCGTCATATCCTTCATGCGACCCCACGGGAATACGGTCACCCCCAAAGGGATGGGGGGGGTAGAAGTCCTCGGAGTCCTGCACCGAACTTAGGGTGTTTGGGAGCACAAATGCGTGGCCGTACTTGTGCGCCAAGTAGCCCTCGAGCCGCTCGACCGTCGTTGCGAGCTTAGTGTAAGCCTCCTCGTCCCCGGCGTAAGTGGCGTAATCCATCGTCCCCGATTGGTTTCCGAGGTCGGGAAGGTTCCCAACAGCCGTGTGCGGCTGAACCTTGCCCCAGACGCCACCAACGAAGTCGGTTGTGCTGTCCAGATCGTTGGCCCCCGCGTCGTCGTCGGGGTGCAGGAAGCATAGGGCCTCGAATAGATACCCCTTGAAGGGGGAGAACTCGGGGGAGGCGAAGAGGTCAAGGCCGGCATCGTACTTGTTAGAGTAGCGGTGGCTGCCGAAGACCGTGCTAACGATGTCCTGGGACAGGGAATTCCAGCCCTCCTTATCAGCGAAGTGCCCGTTGACATACAAGCTGGATTCGTTGTTGTGATCCAGGCCACCGTGGACAAAGGTAATGATGGCAAAGTTCGCCGGGTTGTCCTCCGCTGGATCGGGGTTCCATAGCCCGTAGGAGATCCTTAGAGAGTTGTATACAGCTGAGTTGCCGCCAAAGTCCTCGACATGAAGCGTCAGGTCTCCGTTGTATTCTGAAGCGAAGTCCCACTGTTGATTATAGAACCTTCCATTGTAGACCAGTGAATACCGTATATTTGCTATCTGCCCGCTCGGGCCCTGTGAGGACCAGATAACCTGTGGTATCCCTGACGGCGACGGCAGTTGGACGGCAATGGAAAACGTGAATCCGTTGCCAAACTCGATGAAGTCCTCGGGGGGGGTGCCGGGGGGGAGGTCATGTTGCCCTGTTTGGAGGTGGGTGTCATGCCCAGGGACGACCGAGTTAGCTAGGGTCGCGTTGGAACCGGCAGAATCATTCTGACCATCCCCATTCTGGTCTGACTTGTACGCAAAGGCTGCGGACGAGGTGGGGCGGGACAGCAGCATATTCCCAGGGAAGGTGGGGTTGGATGGGCCCCCCGCGCCTGAGCCCCACACCTTCCCAAACTCCTCACTATCAAAGAACACCGACGCATAGGTGCCTTGGAGGCCCTTCACATACCTTGGGGCTCGGAGCTTCTCATGCTCGGCTGGTTCGTTCAAAATCCCCTCGTCATTTGAGAGGTAGCGATCAGCGAGCTGGTCGAGCGGGGGATTTTCGTGGACGTTCGGGTTATCGTGGTCGGTGCCACCTGGCTGGCCCGTGACTAGGTGATTGCTGCCGTCATCGTTGACCTCGTTCGTGGCAACGTATCGGCGGTCCTCCCACTTCAATACCCTGTCGCCGCTTACCAATCCGTTGATCTGCTGCGCGTCCAACCAGGAGTGAAAGCGGGTTGACGACGCATACTCCTCATGCGGCACCCAGTTGATAGCCGAGGGGCCGTAGGGTTCCCCGGTGTCCCCGTCATAGCCTCCACGACTGTCGTTAGGCTCCGAGCAGGTAATGACATCGCCAACGCTCGAGAAGGACACCGCATTCGTTGGGGCGGGCACCACTCGGTCCCAGAGCTGGAGGGGGAAACTTGTCCAGACTCCCGTGTAGTGAGTCAGATGATAGTGCAGATCATCGGACGAGCCAGGCCCAACGATGGCGAGCTGGCCAGCGCGCACATCGAACGTGGCTACACCGTACTCATACCTGATCTCCCACGACTGCTCATAGACCGTGGCCCCGTCTGGGCGCTCCACGCTCTTGAACTGCCAAACATAGCCCGCACCATCGGGAAAGGTGGCAGACACATATACGCGGTCAATCTCGTCCACCAGGATGCGGCGAGCCAGGTCATGCCCCGCCGGCGTCGGGGTTTGGATCGTGTCCACCAGCTCCCCCGCAGAGTTGTACTTAGACACCGTGCCGTCCACCGTCAGGGCATACACATTGCCCTGCCGATCCGTGTCACAGTCGTAAACCGCCCCACCTGGCGTCGGACTCTTCTCCCACAGAACCTCAAAGTCAGAGGTCTCCTGAGTCCATGACACTCGGGGAACGTCATAGGCAACCGATTCGAGCGCGTCCACCTTGCCACCTGGGACCACGGCAGCCGCGACCCACTTGGTAGTTCCGGCGCGCTGCGACAGGCGGCGACGGCCCGTAGTCGGGTCCAGACTGCGGACGTTTACAGCCTCGGAGGTTGTGCCTTGCGGCTGATCGCCAGCCGCCTCGTTATCCGACAGACCGCCTAGAGGAATCGGGAGCTTGTCACGCATTAGGGATTGGCTATCACGCCGTAGAGCCGACTCTGGCGACCCTGATCCCAGCCTCCCTGTGCAGCGCCACCCCGAATGGGCCCATTCAGCATCTGCATTTGGGCGTCCCGCTTCACCGCGCCGCGAAACTCTGGCCCGCCCACCATCATGGCCATAGCCTCATCCTTCGGGTAGGTGTCCTCCTCCTCATAACCCCGCACCCAGCAGCGCAGAGCTCGCAGATAGACCGACTCCATCCAATCAGGGACGAAGATCGTGTCCTGGTCCTCCGTCACCTCCCGCCAGCCCCGCGTGTAATACACCAAGGCCCCATCGGTCGCCGCCGCCGTGGGCGTGGGAAAAATCTCTAGTCGCGGAGTGGGCCTCTTCTTTGCCGCCGCCGTCGCCGCCGTCGTAGCGGTTACAGCGTGGCTCCCACCAGCAGAGGTCCCCGTGATGTCTGCATGGTCGTAGGTCACCACGGCGCAATAATAGCTCGCCGTGCCACCCGCAGACTGCGCCTTCCGCTCAAGCAACTCCTCAAGCGTTACCAGCGCAATGGAATTGGAAAAGCCCCGGCCTCCTTCTAGCGCGATCAGGGCACCGAAATCCGCAGGGAGATCGGCGTAGTCCTGATCGGCCACGAAGGCCAGGGCCTCAAGACCCCCTCTTAGCCAACGCCAAGGGCGAATGTTGCACAGCCAATGGCCGGCCTCGTTGATGCACCGCAATGCGGTAACGGCATCGTGGACCGGGCCACCCAGGGCGTGCTCCGCAATGCCCTTGGCCTCTGCTAAGAGGAGAGTCACAGATCAGGCACCGGTCAAGGTGATTGCGGTTCCAAAACCCTCGGGGCCATTGAAGTCCACCGTGATGATCCCGGCTGCTGCCGAAGATGCCTCGAGCGCGATGCCCACGACCTTCCGAAGGTTGTGAACAGAGCCCCCGGTGGTCATGTCGGCAATGGGAACCAGCGCCCGCTCATCGGGCGAGGAACTCCCCACCCCGAGCGACGGAACGAGGTTCATTCCCACCGTGATCGCAGTCGTGTCGCCCTCGGTGAGGACTTCCACTCGACCACGAATCGCAAACTGGCCATAGGCACCATCCACGACAGCGGCCACCGCAACACCGAAGATGGACCCCGCCTCCGCAACACCCGAATCGGCTGTGTCTCGGGCAGTATAAACATTAGGGCTGTCCTGGCCCTTGGGGACCAGAATCACAACGGCACCCGCCGCGAAATCCGTATTAGCGTCGGCGGCTGCCTCGGCCAGTACCGTTTCCACAGGGTAGCCACCAACAAGGCTACCGGGGCTTGTCACCGTTGCCGTACCGGAATAATTCATTGACATAACTGTGCCTCCTTATGCGTTTACGGCGTCTTCCTTGGGGCCCACAATGCCGAGACGCTTGCGCGAACGGCATACGGTGTTGTTCCACAGGTCCATGACCTGTACTCGCGTGAACGGCTGGTCTGACGGGGAAATGGGATCCGTCAGGGTGCAGTAGTTCTCGTTATGAACAATGAACTTGAGGTAGTTCGTGTTCATCCAATAGTAACGGGGGCCGCTTACCGCAGTGGAGTTGGTGCTTGTCTCGTCAACAGCGCCGGCACCGCCGGCGGTTCCGTCAGAGTACAGGGTCGCAGTATCAAGGGAGGCAATATACTCCAGGGGAGTATTGCGGAAGGTCGGCCCGTCATAGGCCGGGTCCTGACCCGATGCCTTGCCCGCACCACGGAACGTATCCTGGTTCATTAGCAGGGCGTGCTCGTAGTTCACAATACCCTGGAGCGAACACCAGATCACCTGGGGCGAACTCGTCTTGTCGGAATACTGAGCACCCTTCGGCAAACGGTCAAAGCGCAGGTTCCACCACGCTTTGGTGAAAACAGGGAACAACGTGGCGGTGCCAGCGGCGCTCCCGGCGTCGAAGTCATATCCAGCGGGGTTATCGGCTGCGCCGGCTCCCCCTCCAACCGAGTACGGGGCCCAGTTTGTGTTCAAAGTTGGATCTGCCCCCCCCACGGTAATCCTCTGAACGGAAGTCCAGGCAGCCGCAGTTTCGGAGGCGTCAACCGCTTCTGGTATCAACCCATTGGAAAACTCGTTCACGAAGACCGGAATGGAGTACGGTCGCCGCTTTCCGGTGGGACTCGTATCCTCCATATCGTCCTTCTTCGGGACAGCCCAGAATTCGTCCTCCATCCCGTTGCAGACGCGGGTAAAGAGGTTCTGGTGCTTCTCGTACATGACCCGCTTATAGACCTGAGAGCGGTACTTCTTGCCCATTGACTCGACGTTCAGGCCAATGTCTTGCTTTGTCCAAGACATTGAGGCCCAAGCAAACGCCCACGGGGCAGTCCACTTGGTCCCCGGCTGTGCGTGGTCATACTCAAATGCGTCGTTGGGGTCGTAACGCTGGAGGCCGCTTCCGTTGCCCCCCGCTTCGGTGAGGTACACAATGTCCTCGATCTGATCGCCGCCCTGAATCATCTCAACCATGTTCCCCGCAGACGCAATACGGTTGCCCGTATAGGTGGTGCGGAGAGCGTCGTTGACGATCACTTCCGGGCCCGTCATCCAGGCGGGGCCGGTCGATTGCATCAGGGTGGTGAATGTGTCCAATGCTGCCATGGGAATTCACTCCTTACTTGGTATGCGTCACCTCATAGAGCGGAGCGCCTGGACATCCTGTTCACCCCGCTCAATGCGGGCGATCCGAGCATCTATGAGCTCCTCTCTGGATCGTGGTTTCGGAACCGGAGTCTTGCCCCCTACGGGGCGGCGCGCTCCACGCTTGGATGGCGCGGAACTGGTGTTGTTGTTTTGTGACGCTGGCGTTCCGCCATGAAGCGCCAGGGCGTCCTCAAGGAGCGAGTCGAATCGGTCAAGTCCTGTCTTGTCCGAATGCCGACCCGCAGCCCCGAGCTGCCCCGCCGCCTCTTGGAGAGTTGTCAGGTCACCCTCATATCGGCCAGCGATGCGCTCCTTGGCGCGAGCTTCCAGCAAACCATTCAAGGTCTGCTGAAGGCCCTGCACTTCGGTCTGCACCGCCTTCTGGGCGAATGACGCGAGATGGCTGGCAACTTCTGCCGGGTCCTCCATCTCTGAGATTGCTTCCGCGACGGGTCCAGCCAACGAGGTGAGGTCAACACCAGCCTTATTGGGGTCACTAGCTCCTTGCGGGTCACTAGCTCCCGGTTGTTCCTCATTGGGCTCCTCTCGCGGAGTGATTCCTAGCTGAGAACGCAAGCGGTCTCGCTCTGAATACACCTCGTCATTCTTTGACTGAGCCTCGGCGCGGGCAAGCCCACGCTCCAGCCAAGCATCCTGGGAGAGGGAGTTTATATCCCCCTCGCTCCACCCGTCGCGCTTGAGTGCCACCCTTGCCGTAAGCAAGGACGTATCACTCGGCGCAACGGGCTGATCGTTGTCCTCTACCACCTCGACCGATTCGGGCTCCTCGCCCTCCATCTCGGGGGAGGTTTCCGGCTCGTTCGGTTCGGCCAGCTCGTCCGGTTCGTCGGCCATGGCAAACCCGCCCCCCTCCTCCGAAGGGGGCTCGTCATCTATCAACCCCTCAAGGCGCGCATCAACCTCCGCAGAGTGAGCGGCTAGGACATCATCCGAGACGGACGGAACTACATTCTCAGGCATAGGATTAGGTCTACAGGGGAATCAGGAAAGCCGGAAGAGGATTAGGCTCCAGGAGGCGTTTGGGGCTTCCTAGTGGCGGGGCGGTAGGTTTCGCCCTTACGCTTCCACTCGGCGTGGTCTTCTGAGGTTGGGGCGGCATCGTAGGCCAGGTATTCCCCGCCCTGCTCCCCCATGCCATCCTTGTCCACCAGGGCGTTTTGAGTCTCTACATAGCTCTCGACCTGGCGGCGGCTCTGGAACTGGGGCACCCCCGTCTGGGAGTAGCTGGGCGCACCGGCTGCCCACGGAGGCTGAGAGTGGGCCTCGAAATGGATTTCCCGCACCACCGGCTTTACAGGCATCGAGATGACTCGTTTCAGCGGGGTATTGGGAATGCGCTCCCCAATGAGCGGCGGGCCTTCGGGGCCCTCCATCCGCTCGTAGAACACTTCGGCGGGCTCTCCGGTCTTCTCATGCACGAACTCATAGATAGGCATTAGGTCTCCAGTTGGTACAGGTAATAAAAGAGCACGGCCAGGCCCAAGAGGACCAGGGTGCCCGCCACGCGGAACAGGTAGTCACGGGTCACTAGAATCCTCCGGGTTCGGGCATGGTCGAGGGCTGCGCGGTTCCTTGCGCCATTGCCCCGGCCTCAGCTCCCATCGACTGCCCCGGCATGGTCGGGGATCCATACGCAGACTGTGCAACTCCTTCAAAGGGTGGCGTCGAGGGCTCGGGGGGCTCGGGGGGGCCGGGGTGTGACGAGAGGCGTGCCTCGGGATCCGCAGTCTGGCTCTGTGTGAACTCCATCTGGAGTTGGCGGGCGACGAATTGCTCGTAGAGCTCCTGATCCCAGTCATCCGCAAGGTCGGGCATACCGAACGCCTCTCCGAAGCGCCGAAGGCGGTTCTCCCAGTTGATCCAGGGGGCCGCTATCGCCATCTGAGCCGTTGAACTTAGCACCTGATGGGCCACCTGGGCCCGCTGCTGGCGCACCGGCTCGGAGATATGGGCCACGCTGGAGACTTCGATATGCAGCTCAAGGTCTTCCGGGCGCACATCCTCCGGGGAGTCGGGGTCGAACCCGCCCACGAATTCAAGGGGCGCACCGTCCTCGAGCCCCATCTCCTCAAGGGCCTCTGGGGGCAGCACCTCCCGGTACTCATCCGAAGCAAGCATATACCACAGAACTTTGGACAGAACCCGGTCGTGCAGGGCTATGAACTCGGCCTGGAACCCGGCAATGCGAACATCCCCGCCCTGTGAGGCGAGCGCCTCGGCGGTGGCGGTGGTATCCCCCTTGGTGACCCCGCGCATGGCCTCCGAGATACCCAGGTTCCGGTCCAGGCGCTCCTTGGCCAGGCCCAGGTAGTTCAGGGACTCGGCGGTAGTCCCACCAACCTGGATATTGAGCACCCGCTCCCGATCCAGCCCCTCGATTTCGAGCACGCTATCGTGCTCCGCGTTGGCAATCTTCCCAGCGAAGTTCGGGTCCGTGTTGTCGGCAAGAACGAGGTTCTTCATTCGCTCCGCTGACCCCGACACAGCCCTGGCGTGCTTGTTCAGGTCGCGGATTGACCCCTCGTTGGCCGTGAGGCTCGATACCCCATAGGGGCTATCAGGAACCAAGTACGCGCTTCCAACCTCATAGGGGCCACTAGGGGGGCCATAGAAAGGCTCGGGCTCATGGATCAGGCGAAGGTCGTCCTCATCCGCGTCCGTGCTGCTCCCGAACGTGAAGACCGTCCCGTAATACCGGGCATCCTCGCCAGGGTGGTCCTTCCCCTCATACCCTCGTACCCAGACCGCCGTGAGGAGCACTTGGTTGCGTCCGGGCTGGCCGGCGAGCGTGTCGCTATCCGGCTCTCCACCGGCGATCCCCTCAATGGCCTCAAGGTCCCAGTCGCCGCCGTCCTTGTTCTCCTCTTTGGCCATGGCCAGGAGGTCATCCTTGTCGAGGAGTTCGTCATGCCCCTCAAACCGGCAGAGGTCGTAACTCTTGGCGCTCGGGTCACACCAGTAATCACGCTGGGAGACGCGGTTCACTTCCGGCCAATGCCGATTTACCAGTTTCCCGTCCCCGCCAAGGAACTCGTTCTCGGTGATGGACACATGAAGCACCGAATGGTTGAACGAAAAATCAACACAGGACTGGCCCATGAGCTGATTGTATTTCGTGTCCTTCAGCCACCGATTACCGGCGTGCTTGGCACCAATGGCCACTTCCTCCGTCCTGGGCCCCCGCCGCGCCGTTGTCACCGTCACGGTGGGCACCTGATAGGCGAGCCGGGGTTTCATTAGCGCAATGAACTCGAAATGAGCGTTCTCCGGGTTCTCGGCCCGGTCACCCTCCACGTTGAACCCCTCTGAGTTCTTCCAGAACCCCGTCGTATATGATGCTAACTGGCCCCCATAGATGGAGAGGATGCGGTCCCGCTCGTCTCTCGCGTAGCGGATTTCGGGTCCTGCAATGTCGGTGCTTGTGAAGTCGAGCATCTACGCCCTCCTGTTTCGGGCAATGGCCTCCAGCTTCTGCCGATGCCCGAGGACATCAGCAAGCGAGCCGGGCTTGATGGGTTTTGTCTCTGGTCGAGGGGTCAGATCCTTCTTCCAGATCCACATATGGGCGTATCGGGCAGCATCTGCGGCGTGGTTCGGCTGCGTCGGATCGACGCGCTCACGCAAGGGTTTACCCTCTGCGTTCTCGTCCCAGTACAGTTGCACTAGCTCCTCCGCGAGGCAGCATGGTTGACCCCTGCCATTCGTGTTCTCGTCACGGCCCCACCGCAGCGAGTCGCGGAGCAGATGAACCTTGGAGCCCGTGGGATGCGTAGGCGCGAGCAGGGCCTGGAGATGGTTGATCCCGGCGAGGACGGAGTTATTTCCCTTCACCGCCAGTCTCGCCTCCTCCCGCCCCCCTGGCGTGCCCAGCCGGTCGTTGAAGGTCTGAATCCTGTCTGGCTCGGCTGGGTCGCATACCACCCGAGACAGCCGAAACTCTTTGTGGAGGTCCACGATCCTGGCCGCCCACCAGTCCTGCGTCCTCTCTGTCTGGTACACCTCGGCCAGCAGGTAGCTGTTCCGGTCCTTGTCCACCCCCCAGACCTGGCAGACGCCTGGATTGGTAAAGCCCCAATCGAGGGAGGCTAGTGTCCAGCCGATCTCGACCCGCTGGGGACCAGTAGCCGAGCTGCGGACCAGGACCAGCCTCCCATCGGAGTTCTCCACCACGGCGTCCA